TGAAACGTAAAAGTGTTGCTATGGTATAAACATTATTAGATTGTAATAATGGTTCTTCGATAACTACCTTGGTAATTCCAAAATCACTATAATTGGTTAAGAATTCTTTTTCAAAGATTTCAACCTTGCGAAATAATTCTTCCATTTTAGTTGCTGGCTGAGGCTTAACCTTTGGTGATACATGATGTAAAAGCTTAAGCTTTCCATGGTCACCTAGGTCCTCAAATAATGCTATACCAATACATGAAGTTGATACATCGAGTGCTAATACAAATTCTGGTTCTTTTTCCATAACGTTTTTTATTCCAATTTAATTGTTTTTTTTAAAAAATAAAGTCTATAAAGAAATTGTTACACCTAAGGCCAAAAATTCGTTAATATTTTTTTCTTGTTGTCTATCTAATTTACCAAATGCTATTATATTTCCAGCTGTATCATATAATGCAACTTCAGTTATTCTTGGGTTTTCAATACCAGTAAATGTAGGGTTGGTTGAAGCACCGAATTCTCCTCTACCAGCAATACATGTTATACTTTGGTAAACATTTGTCGATACACTATCAAATGTTACGGTAGCACCAGTTGTTACACCAGTTGCATTATAATCACCATAATCAGCAACAATAGTTGGGTCAGTTATTACTAAAAACCCCTTATCCAAAAATGCTATACCAACTAATGTATCGGCAGTATAACCAAGTGTTGTATTGGTTTGTAAATTGAATAATTGTTTTCCGTTAAGACTAAAAGGTTTAACGGTTCCATTACCAGTAGCCCAACTTAATGATGCACTACCACCATTTGGTGTCATAATATTATCTGAGAATAAAAAAGCTATATTTGAACCAAATATATCCGATGTAGTTGAAGTATCTCTGAAATTACCATCTTCTGTTTCTACAGTAGAACCTTTACGTTGATAAGTACTATAAATATTATAAGTTGAACCAGTTGTCGGTAATACAAATTTCATAGTTTTTCCATCAATAGATTCACCATATTTTGAATTGTCTATACCAAATACAACTATATTTGATACCGCAATACCGCTAACAGCGGTATCCGAAAAACCACCATTGGCATACGTAACACCAGTAATTATAGTGTCATCAGCTGAATTTAATGGAAGACCAAAAGAATAAAATAAATTAACTAGAGAATCAGTAGTATAATTATTTCTATTTATAACCGATTGTGTTAAATAAGAACCACTAACTGTTACTTGACCATTTAAAATTGGTTCAGTAAAAATGCTAGTTGATTGAGATTCAACTGGTTTAGTCAAATTACCATTTCCATTGTAAATTAGTCTACTTTTAATATTAATGTTTGATGCAGTACTATTACCAACCGAATTATTGGTACCAACATCACCACCGCTAGATGGTACTTCACCACTACCTAGTAATACAGTTGCTTTATAATTAGCATCTGAATCACCAAGTGCAAACGTTGATATTAGTGAATTGTTGGTAGAAACCATTAATTTTCTACCAAGTGGTGTTAATTTAGCATTAACAGTTAAAGTTGTTGCTGAAGAGTTGAATCCCATATTAAAAGTCGATTGATAATTCAAGTGTTATTGTACTATTCTTAATAGCTATTGGTGAACTAAGTTTACCAACACATACTAAATTTTTATCGCTATCATAAACACCAACTTCAGATACTTTAATATTTGGAGCCGACAATGATGTATTATTCCTAGTAGGATTAGTTGTTGTGTTAAAATTTGAAGCAGATATTTGTAATTGGAAGATAGTTTTATAAATACTAGCACCAATAAATGTATTTAAATTACCATAGAAAAATCTTTCATCACCAAATTGTAATTCATCTGGACTAACATTTGGTGCCATGTTCAATAATTCAATAAGGCTAAATGTTGATGAAGTTGCGTCTTTTAAAATATCTAAAGTGAAGCCTAATGCTGTAGGGTTTTGAGTTTCTAATAATTTAGGGTCAATTGTTTCACCAGCACCAGTTGTAATAGCAGTACTAGTAAAATCGTATGATTTCCAAGCAGCTGGGTCTGGTCTTATACTTGGGTCAGAAACTATTTGATATAAAAGTTTAAATTTATCAGCATAGAAACCATAACCATCATAATTAGTTTCTTTTTTACGCATATAAGGTAAAAAATCTGTCTCGTTTATCTTAAACATCACATCTTTTGGCATGTTAGTTTCATTGATTAATTTAACAAAATTTTGACAATTTATACTAGATGTTAAACCAGTAGCACCAGTATTTTCTAGACTATATGTTAAATAAATTGTTTGATTTACAGGTAGAACACCAGTAGATGTACCACCGCTTGGTGATGCAAGAGTTGCACTTAATGTAGGAAGTGTCCAATTTCTATTTGATTTATAAGAAATAGCTGCTACAATTTCATCATCATGGATAACAATTGTTTTTAATTGTGGATATACTCTACCAATAGCTTGTGCTGTAGTTGCTGATGAAATAAGACTTGGGTCTTCAATTAAATCAATATATTCTAAATCACTAGTACCAACATATTTAGTTGCACCAGTAGCAATGAATCTCATACCCATTGTTGTTCCACTAGCGGTACTGTAATCTCTTCTATGATACATTAGGTCTGGTAAGTATATTTTAACTATTTTACTATTTAATGCATCCACATATAAAAATTCACCATAAAGATTTGAAATAGTATTATTAGTATAATGAATTATAGAAATTGATTTGGAAACATCATCAGAAAAACTTGTTCCAGGTCCATTACATGAAAATGAAGCTGTAGTTGCTGTAGTTTGGCAAAGATATTCAAAAAATGGATTTTTGGCACCTAAGTATTCATAAGAACCATATTTGGTATAATCTTCATATGTTGTACCAGTAGTACCAGCAAGTGTTTCGCACCAAACATTATTCATGTTCCAAACTGGAACATCATGACATGTTATATTGTTTGATGAATCAAACGATAATGTACCTGTATCCCAATATGATGTAGTATTTCCAGTAGCAATAGTTTCATAAACTTCACCACCACGATAAATTAAAATTTGAGAATTAGCACCTTGAGAAGATAAATTAGGTAAATTTCTATCAACAGTTATTACAGTATTACTAACCGAAACTTGTATAATCGATTTAATTTTATACCACAAGTTTGGTAGTGGCCTAGTATTTTCATCTTGAACGATAGTACCAGATGTATCATTAGCTAATTTAAGTAAAACTACGTCACCAACAGTAATTGCTGATGTATAAGTTAAATTAATTTGCGTACCCCCAGTTAAAACTGAATTAGCAATAACTTCATAATATGGTGAATATATTGTATTTGAAAGGGTAGTATAAACACTACCAGATACACTAAAAAAACCTCTTTCATCCGCTTCATTATTAACTACAGCTTTAATTACACTAAGATTATTAGTTCCAAGTGTTTGATATGGAGTTGTAGCACCTTCTTTAGAAATGAATGCTTTTATATTAGGTTGTCTATCAACTGGTCTCATAATTCTACTACTTCCAGTTAATGTTGCGGTACCAGCTACAATAGCAGCATCAACTATTGTTTCTCTATTGTAATTAATTTCAGAATCACCAATCCCCCAATATGAAAAATTAAGTTTTCCTTGTGCTAATTGCTCTCTACCCTTTTCTGTTAGTTTTATACTAACAAATGATGTTGCGTTTTTTATTAAATAACTCATATTTTATAAATATATTTCTTTTTCTTATTTTAGTTATAAATATCTAATAGTAAATATTATTAATAGGAATTTATACTATTAGTTTGAATTACTATTGGAATTGTTTCGCTATAAGCAGTACTACTCACGATATCACCACATAATGTCGCATAATTTTTTTCATTTTTAACTCGATAATATAAGGTTGTACCAACATTACCACTAGCGATAAAACTATTAGAATATGTCGTTTGACCAATCACATAACTAGTAGAACCACTTGAATATAATGTATTGAAAGTGCTAGCACTACTAACTTCTAATGAAAAAATACCATTTACTAATTGTGGTGGATTTGCTATCGCCCAAGAAACAACTGGTGTGTTGGTTATTAAACCATTAACAACATTTGTTATTGGAAAATAAATAATTGTAATAATATCACCAATCATCAAATCACCCTCTAAAATAATTCGTTTAGGATTAGAACTAGATTGATAATAATCAATCCCATTAGCTAATGTAGCCCCATTTATCATAACAAGTATCGTATTTGACTCTACTGGTGTGATATTAGTATAAATTTCAAATTTACCAGTTGTTGTATTAAAATATGAGGTATTAACACCTTGATTATTAGATGTTCCGCTTACCACTGGTGATAATATATTAATATTGTCACCAACGATATTATTCCCACTACCCGTTGTATAAATGATTGTAATTATATCATCATAAACAGTTTGAGCACTTAAAGTAATTACATTTCCACTAACAGTATAATCTAAATCTTTAGCTAATACTAAACCGTTTAATGTTAATACATAGAATCCATCATTTGGGCTAGCTATAGTTAGATTTATTTCACCAGCTGGTGGTAAAATAACTTGTTGATATAATGTGTTTGATAACGGAATATTTGAAACATTTTGTGCAAATATTGGTGTATCGGCATTTCTAATAGCTCTGAAAAAATAATCGACACTAGAATCATAAATACCATATTCGGTTCCATACATATTCAATAAAGTATCAACTTTTTTACCAAGTTTACTTAAATATTCAGTACATACATTGAAATCAAAATACCCTTTAACTAGATATTCACCATCCATTGATAACCCACTAACAGGTACTGATTGTGTTGTAGAATTTGTTCCGCTAAAACCAGAATATTGTAAGATATCAGATTTATAAACTGGCGGTATAAAAAACAAGCCAGCATCATTATTATATTTATAAATTTCATATTTAAATGTTGCGTTTGTTGCTGAAAATGCATTAGTATTAGCTGTAAATTGAAAAGTTAATGGAATAGTAGTCGCAGAACTTATAACATAAGTTGTTCCAGTATTACCAGTACAATCTATTTTAGAGGCACCACTAAGATTAAACATAGGTGGTTCAAAAATACAAATATCTGAACTCATATTTACGTTCAATATATCCCTATTTCTAACAGCCTCATTGCTATTCTGTATATAAATTCGTTCTTGATATCTCATTAGTAGCTTATTTGTAATGTTGCTATTTCTATATTATTTTTGTTCTGTAAACCAAGCATTAGTGGTGTTGTTAACCTAGATGTCTTCTCGGTAGCTGATAGGTTCTGTAAGCACATTATAAGCCCATTTAAGCTAATATAATCCTCTAGTTGTATTTCACATCTAATTGACTTATTAAGTGCTGTAGTGCCCTTATTTTCAGTATAAGCTTTCCCTTCGATATTTTTAATTAATTGTACCATACATATAAATATTAACTTCTATTATAAAAATAATCCCAATGCTTTATATCGCCAATAAATTCAGACCCAGCATCGGTTTGTTTAATATAAACACCTTTACATAGGCTTAATTTATGATTAATACCAGTTATTGTTGTTAAATCAACACCAACATCATTTTTGAAAGATATTAAATCACAACTATTACCATTTAATAATAAATTAATTTCATCACCAATAAAAACAAGTTGATTATAGGATTCTAGATATTCAATATATAAACTCTCAACAAAAGTATTTGCTATTAATGAATTTATTAAATTATTTGTTTTTAGCATATAATCAACATAATATATGTTTACAAAATCATCATATAATTTAACTATTTTATTACCACATGGTGTGTTTAAGTATTTACCTATCTTAGCTTCATAATTTTCATTAATACACTTAACATAGTTACTACTTAATTGACGTAATGCATTACCATAATCCTCCCAATCTGGAATGATACATTTAAAATCTTCTGGGTCAAAAAAATACATATATTTATTTTATTTTAATTTGTTTTTATAATGTTGAACCTGTTAAGTAGAATTTATTTAGAATACAATCGATATACCCATTAACAAAATCCAATTCACCTTTAATTACATCACATGGGTTTTCAGAGTTAGTACATGTAAATAATGAACCCTTTTTATACTGGAATTTTTGTTGGTCGAAAATGTTATTTGAATAAATCTTAGCACTACCCCATATTGTTGTTGCTGGCACCACTTGTTCAACCAAATCAATCCAATAATCGCCAACAAGATTGGCAAATTTATCCATTGTCATATAATCAAACTTAGAACTTTCAGTACCACAATAATTAGTACTATTCATGTATCTTTCATATAACGCTCTAAGTGTTGGATAGCTAGAAAGTGTTTTTCTAGATTTAGCATCAATCAATTCAGAAGTTAAAAAATATTCAAATTCTTCAATAGTAGTAATTCCCGTTAATGATTGTGTCATTAAATGGTTAAAATCTATTGTATCACCGCAAGTATTACCACTTTCACAAAATGAAGTATAAGTGCTTACATTAACTTTATCAATTCTAGTACAATAAAACGTAGTATCACAAGAATTTAAAGAATAACCGTCTGGACAAGATAAGCCACTGTTTTGACCTAAATCAAAAACCTCACCAAATTTATTCTTGGTACTAAACACAATATATGGTTCTAATTGAGTAGTTGCCGTTAGACCACTTAATACATCTGGTGTTGTTGAGTAAATTTCAGCACCAAAAGACGCTGAACCACTTTGATTTGCACCTTCCAATTCAATAATATTGATACCAGAAGTGAATGTTAATGGGAATACATGCCAATAATTAAAATTACCAGCATCTAAATCTATATTTATAATTAATTGACCGTTAACCTTGATTCTAACGTAATTATCACCACAAATACCCAATGAATAAACACCACCTTCTGTTAGTGTTAAACAATGTGTGAAACCAATCCACTCATCATTTGGAACTGTGGTTGTGGCCCATACACCAATGTTATTTAACCTACCCTTTATTGTTGGTGCTGATGGGTCATCACCCCATAATGTGTTTCTAACGTTCTGGAGCAAAGTAATTGTAGTACCAGTACCATTATCATCACTTAATGGATTATAACCACCAATTGGAAAAATAGCATTGTCTATATTAGCGTAAAAATTAGTTCCATATTTGTTATAACTACTAACCGCTGTCGATTGAGTTGCAGTGTATGTTATAAGTGACGTAATTACGTCACTTTGAAACGTTCTAAGACATGAATCACTTTCTGGTGTTAAAGAATACCCAATAGGGCATGAAATAACTGTTTGACCACTATTAGTTATACCAGTTAATAAACATGGGTTATCAACAATATAACACCATACATCAGTTTCAATGGCTGATGCAATAGAAATATCTAAATCAATTTCTTTTGTGTTAATAACAAGTCTTTCATCCAATACATCATAATTAGTTTGTCTAATTGTATTTGTGTCGATATTTGTTGAAATATGAAATGGTCTATTTTCAAGACTAACATTATTAAGCCAAGATTTTTTATTATCACGAATTTTATCAAGTTCAAAACCTGGGGATTTTGGAATGACTATTTGTTCTTCTTTAACAACTTTACAATTTTTGTTTAATTGTACATTATCCAATAATAAACAAAAATCACCGCAATGTGAATTTACCTTGAAACTAATTTTAATTTTTTGATTTTTAATAGTTTCAAGAATAGAACTATCAGTAATTTCTGTATTAAATGAAAGCCATTTAGACGCAAATACATTTGGTGATAAAGAATTATTAAATATGATTCTATTTAATTGTGTGTCAACTAAATTAGATTGTTGAAATAGAGTTTCAACTAAATTATTAGCTAAATTACTACATTTATTAGTATTTGCGTAATTTTCTAAATCAAAACTATATGGTGCTAAAAATGAAGTCATAATTAATGGTGTACAAGCTGTTATACTAGTATTACCATCGGCTGGTGTACCACAAACATAAAAACCACTATTAGTTGTTGTTGCTAAGTATTCATATAAATTATTAGCACCGATACTTTTGAATAATGTAGTTTCACTAACTGTTACTAAACTAGTACCACTAATAACCTCAATTAACATCGATACATCTAATGTTTCAAATGCATTAATAGGTTGACTACAAGTGCTATTGGTAGCAGCATTTGTTAAATTGGTTAAATCGCTATTTAAAATATTTAATTCATTTTCACAATCTATTTGTCTTTCTTTTAAAACATTTAACTGATTTATTAGGTTAGTTTTAGTACCAAATGGTGTGGAACAAACTACAACATAACCATTATCAATAACAGGTGTTGCATCATTACCAGTATCAAAAGCAGTATTTTGAAAACCATATGGTGCTATTTGAGCTGAATTAGCAGCAACAATAGCATTTACATCATCACAAGTATATGATAATGGGTCACCATTTAAAAAACTTTGATATCTAGTACCCAATATCTGTGACCAAGCATTTAAACCTTTAGGTTCAGTTAAGCAATATGTTACCGAAGTATTATAAAAATATGAAGGTCTTGGGTTTGTTGTTGGTTTAGTATATGTTTGTTTCCAAACCCAAGAAAATGGAGCAAATGCAGTATTTTCAAAATTTGCCATTCTAGTAAAATCAGTAGTTATTGGGTATGCATCCCAAGTCTCAGATATGTTTGGTGAAAATGTTTCACAAACAATTGAATAAGACGAATTAGCAATTTGTTCCTCTAAGATACTTATTTGATTAGTTAAATCATCACATAAAGCTATTTGCTCATTAATTTGGTTGGTAACATCAGTTATTTCGGACTGTATTGCATTTGATTGATTAATAACACTGGTTAATTTTTCACATTTAAATTTAAATAAATAATCAAAATTAATATTTAAATAACAATTTTCAGTATCTTCAAGATAAAATAAAGTACCATCATTACCATCTGGATTTAATGTAATTTTAAAAGGGTTTTCAATATCACAAGCATCAAAAGTAGTCCATTTACATTTTTGAGTATCAATATCAAATGAATAACCACTTTTCAACGCTTCACAACAAACCTTAGTTAATAATATAGGCCCATTAGGCATATATACAGACACAGTTCCATCAGTATTTTCAACGATAGAACCATTAGATTCTTTAATATAAGATTCTGTTAAACATTTATTATAAGTAGCTGAACCGCCTTGTGCGTAAAAATATCCCATTTTTATTTAATTCTTTATTATAAGTATTTCAAATACTTTTATTTTAACGTCTATTATAAAAATAACTAGTACCACAACATTCTAAATCCCCAGATTTTCTAGCAATATATGTTGACAAAATTATACTATTATTATAAACTGGTACATCGGTTTGATATGATGTACCAATACTATTGGTATCATAACTTGCATTATTTAAAACCATTCCATTTAAATCATCAAGACCTAATTGAGTTAATTGACACCCAACACCAATTTCACCAGTATATGGGTCAGTTATATTTGGTACTTTTAATGTAAAAGTATCGATACAATTTTTACCACTTGGGGTAACCACTGATAACCCACCATTAGGTTTTTTAAAAACTAAATATTTAGGTGAATTAACACCAGATGGTATTTGTACTGTAGATGTAGTTTCACTAACAATCCATTTACAAGCTATAGTACAACTACATCTATCTAAATCCGTACAACAAATATAACCAGAATTAGTTGCTGTATCATATAGAGCTGGTGTTCCCTCATTAGCTTTACAACAATTTTTAGTAGTATAATAACTATAATTTATTACTGGTGCACCATCTTTGGTAAATACGGTACCATCTTTATTATATTGTTGATAACCAAATTGGTGTAATCCAGCACTACGATTTGTGTTAATGCTTAATAATGATTCATCACAAGCACTAACAACTGCTTCACTTCTTTCAAAACAAAGACTAGCCATGTTATCGTTACCTTCACATGCACAACCACAATCATTAAAAACAACCCCACTAGTTACTATATCACTTGATACTTGTGGTTTAAAAACATAACATGATGATAAATCTTCACCGTTCATACCAGTCATTTCAGCACTAATAGCCGACTCAATAACACTACCATCATAAGTTCCTAGTTCATTATTAATGAATATATTAGTTGTACCAATAACTTCATTTAATGTAGTTATTGTTACTGCTGAAAAATTAGGTATTAACGATTTAAACTGATTTATGTATTTGTAACCGCCATCATATTGTCCAACATGTGGATTATTACCAGTTAAAACATCTATGGTTGACCCACTACCGCCAGTTTCACGATACCATAAACCATTACCTTGAAAATACATATCATCAGTATCTGGTAATGGATTTGGGTAACCATTAGAATCAAAAGGGTAAATTGTTAAATCATTGTTTAAATCAAGTAAATCTAATATTTTGGTGAAATTGTCAACATCTATTGGAGATTTAGCTCTATAAATATACTCATTGAATTTAACAAGACCTTGTGGGGCCCCAATAAACCTAAGTAGAAATTCTATAGATTTTCTAGCACCTTTAGATTTCCAAAGCCATGGTGAATTAAGTATTATTCTTCTCCATAATTCAATATCAGCTTGTGCAGCTGTTAAACCAACAGTTTCACCAGAAAATTGTGAGGGTGCAGTTGTTACATAGTTTTTTACTAAATTGTTCTCCATTATTGACGAAATCAATTCCCACCCTAAAACACTAGCTAAATTTTTAAGATATAAATCTGGTGTGTTATCTAATTTATTATAAGTAACGGTATTGGCAAAAGCTATACCAGTTATAAAATTATTAATATAATCTAATTCCCTACCATAAATTTGGAGAGTTTTATTAACTTTTTGACCAGAAGTATCTTGGTCCATATCAGATAAATGCACTGGTGTAGTATCAAATGCAGATATTGATTCAGAAACAAGGAATCTATTCATTAAATTACTATAATTTAAATCATTATTATTACTTAAATCAATTAATTGATTTACATAATCTTCATAATATATTGTTTCGAAATCAATATTATAACCATCTGAAGTTGGCCAAGTTATTGATTTATTAGTATAAAAAATAGTACCAATATCGGATTTAATCGGGTATTCAAAACTAGCAGTATATTTAGGTGTTACTCTTCTATTTAATAGATATGATTCAAAATCTGGTAACGCATTAAAAAATTGTTCCTCATATTGTTTATTTGGTTTAATGTGATAAGTAGCACGACCATTACTATTTAAACTACTAAATGGATTACCTTTAACAGTTAAATATATATAATCGTTTGTTGTATAAGTTGACCCAGTAAAACCAATTAAAGGATATTCAACATCATTGTATAAAATACTATATGCCGAATAATTCATCGTAATATTTCTTAAATCATTTGTTGCACTAAAAGTATCAACAATTGTCCCATTTTTTAAAAAATTACATTGAAAAGTATTAGTGATAAAAGATGTATTAACCCTAAAATTACTTATTTCAGTCAAATAATCATAGGTAAAACTATCGTAAGTGTCACCGAATATTTGTACACCTTCACTAGTTTGAGTCGTTGGTTTTAAAAATAAAGATGCTGGCCATTTTATTATAATATCTTCTAATGATACCCTAACAAACTCTGTTAATGAACCAAATAAAGCGTAGTATTTTAAATTAGTCTTGTCTAAATTTAAAGTAACAACTGAATTATTAGCCAATAATGTTTGACTTTCTTCAACGGTTAAATTCAAATCAGTTAAGGTATAGAAATCGGAAAATTTAGAACCAGCAAATGTTTTATTACTTTTAGGCTCCATATTTGTAGTAATAGCAAAATTACCCATAGTAAATAATGGAGTACCACCTTCACTAGTTAATTGAAGCCCAACTAAATCTGGATTAAAATTTCTATATTCAATTCCACCGTCAAAAATTACTTTTTTAGCGTAACCTACTACTTTTACCTTATTATTACTCATTTTTACCTTTAAATTGTTGTTACGTTAGCGAATGTTTTAGAAAAATCAATACTAGTTCTTTCATCTCTAATTTCAAATAATGGGTCCCCAGTATATTGGTCTTTGATTTCGTATAAATCATATTGTTTATAAATATCATTATTAAAATTATAAATAGTATAAATACCATCTTCAAGACTTTTAGATTGATTACCAAATATACCAAATGCAAGTGTTTCAATATCATGTTCAACCATTTCAACTTCTAACATAAATGGATTAACAAATGTGTTGGTAATAATTACTTGTTGATTAGGTTGTCCGATAAATGGTAATGTATTTGGTTTAACGCTTGATACAGAACTAGGTGATACAGTGCAAAATATTAGTGTTGAATTATCATTAAATCTATAACGGATTGCTTTTTGATTAGCATTTGTTAAATTCTGATTTACTGGTTCTGCTCTATTATTTGATGTAATAACCTTAAAAAAGTTATTTAATTTAGCATCGGCTGCACTAGTATCTGTATTCAAATATTCTATTCGATAACCAACAAGGCCATTATTTTCAAATTTACTTAAAAAATTACTTGGAATTGTTGAGATGTCAAATAAAATCCCCTTTACATCTGGAAATGCTGATAAAGTACCACAATCCACAATTTTAGTGCGAATTTCGACTGGTTTTACTATGATTGTATAAAATCCTTTAACACCAAATGTCGCTACTGGCAATTTTAAAGTATACATACCACCGAAAATTTCAAAACCAGTTACGTTTGATTGTGATTTATTTGGGTTATCAATTTTCATTAACACCTCATTAGAGTCTAATTTTATCAGACTAGCATTACCTACTTTATCCCTAGATGGAGTAAAATGATAGAAGATTTCAACATCTTCTGGATTAATATCTGCTGGTCTAACAACACCGTAAGTTCCTGTTGCAAAATACATATTTATTTTTTGTTTTAATAAGTTCTTTCAAAGGTAATCTTAAATACTTGATAAGTAAGTAGTATTCTTCGAATTTATTTCATTTTTATTGTTTATTTAATTTATAAAAACCATTACCGTATCTCACTAGTTCATCTAAACTTTTAATTTCAGATAATCTTAAATGCATATCCATAACAGTTGTTTTTCCTCTTTCTATAAATACATCACTTTGTACTTCTGGTGGAGAAATTATTCCAAATAAATATTCTTCTTTAGTTAATGCAGATAATGAAGTATTTGTTTCATTCCACCCTTCACCTATATAACTAAAATTTGTTAATGGAAGTTCAGTTCGTTGACCATTTATTTTAACTGTTCTAGTAATGCCAGTATAGTCATGATACTGTAAACCATAAATTTGATTAGGTGTTCCTAAATTACTATCTAATACTGTATCAAAAACATAAATTCTAGGTTCACCCATGGTTTTTATTCTAGAAATACCATTAATACTAACATTATTATAGTTACTATAAGTTTCTTCTGACGTATTGAAGTTAATTCTATAAGGATTTAATCGATTATATGACCTAACATCTTCAATTTTACTATCGGTTGAACCAGAAATTACTAAATTTCCAAAATTATAGTAGTCCGAAGCTACACTTGATGGAATTCTATTAACTATTTTAGTCGTTCCAGCCATTCCAATCATAATTGGTGACGATGGATAAGTCATAAATGGGAAAGTAATACCACTAGCTGATAGTTTATCTATTAAAATGGTATAGTCTGGTTGAGTCTTAACACCTTTTTCCTTAGGGATGAAATCAATGTCAGTAAAATAACCCATGTCATCAACATTTTGTGTTAAAAAAACATTTATATAGAATGTTGATGCGGAAATCGTACCCCATTTTGAACTTTTATCGGTTCTATTTATACTATTTTCTAATAATATCTTACGTTTAATTACTTTCATTATATAGCATTTATTTGATAAAGGTTAATTATGTATCCAGTACTACTATTTATAACATTATTAATCGAACTTGTATTACCTAGATAGGTATCACTTATTTTATAATAATACCCAGTCTGTGTTCTAGTTAAGGTAAATTTAGTATATAATTCATTAATTAATTTATCGATAGGTTGTGCTGTTTTATTAACCATTAAATTGGTTAATATACCTGTTTTTGCATTTTTAAAACTAGCCCTCATATATAAATCTTTAGATTCACCAATTTTTAATTCATCTTTATAATCATATAAATAATACCCTTCAGAACGGCCTCTAGATACCAATACAGGATTTTCTAGTCTAAAGTTTAATGGGATACTATTTACTGGTTTAACAGTACCATCTAGATTTAAATTGCTTTTATTAATATATGGAAAAAGAGTAATGTAACTAATTAAATTTTGAGTTAAAGGATTAGGTGCGTCATAAAAAGCTAAATTTAAAAATGTTAGTTTAAAAGATTCTTTTAAGTAGTTTACATCATCATATTCAAAACCAATTTCACCAAAACTATTAACGTATGAACCATTATCTAACATTCTCACATTATACATAATACTTATTGTTTGAGAATTGTCTAAATTAATTGGGGTGAACCTAACTTTTTCATAATCATAAATTGGGTTTATAGCTTTTTCTGTTTCTGTTTTAACAAAAACAGTTTCAATTAGCTCACTTTGGTCAACTAATTGATATTCCAACATAATAGGAACATTGATAGTTGTGGCCGTAGTTCCACTAGGTAACGTTGATATATTTATTTTAACTTTATTAACAAGCATAATCCGATGATTTAGAGGTGTATTTATTAGTCATTTGTTCACCAATTGAATCAGATGGAAATTTAGAATAAAATAATCCCCAAATATTAAATGGGTCTTGTCTTTTAACATTAAAACAAACATTCTGATACATATAGTGGCATCCGTTTAAAAATGGATAATCTAAAGCTTTTTCACTACTTTCATTAAACCCAATTTCTAACATATCTCTCCATAAATATCTACCATCACCTAAATTCTCAGCGTAACTTGGAATACCTTCGGTATTATCATCACCTTGTTCAATATAAGATGATAATTCACGTATTTTGATTAACCAATGCGGTTTATAAAAATAGCCTTCTTGTCTTGGACCTAAATTTAATGCTGTTTTTGTTACAACTTGATTATCGTCAGTTCCTAATCCAGAAACATAACCACCAGATAATGTAGAAATAGTTTCCCTATTTAATGTGTTAAATCTATGTGATATATCGGCTAATATCGTTTCCCTAACTTCATTTCTATTATATTCAACTAAATCGCCATAAAACCAATTATTATTTATATTCACTGGTTTTTCTAACGGTGTGTGGGAAATAAATGGTAAACTAGCTCCATTATGTATTCTATTAATCGCTGGAATATTTTTAAGATATGTAATCGTATCGCTTTCTTTTAATGAAGGTAAGAATGGCGTTTCAATACCAGATGATACTTGAGTAAATAACCCATCACTATCTGTTTTAGTTATAGTTAGATATAATTCACTAACTGGCCTACCTAAATTATCTGTTAAATTAGTAACATCAATATCTTCATTAAAAACATATTGAATTATATCATCACCATAAATATTTTCACTAAAAGTTAATTTATATGATTCATAATCATCATATTGAATTATTGGTTTAATTTGGTTATCGCTTCTAGTTTCAACCTTCGTGAAAAGTCTAAAATAATAAGATGATTCTTCGTCATTTACAACCCTTTTCATTCTAGAATTAGGTCCTATACTACCAGTTGGTTCCACATCAATAACAAAATAATAATTTTTGAAATCACCATTATCTAAACCAGTTCTTATTACGGTATGTGTACCATCATAACTATTGGTTCCAGTTATTCTAACTGTATCACCAATATTTAAATTATGTAAACAAGGCATTCCGAAAGCAATCATACTTCTTTCAGAAACTAATACTGAAACAGCTTCTACTATTAATAAACCACCATTAACCATATTATGTATTGTATCTGTTGATTTAGGATAAGTAAGTGTTAATTCCCAATTTTTAATAGGTGTTGATTTTCTATTATACGAAAAAATATCTGGAATAAATGAAAATCGTTTTCTTGTTGGTTCCATATCTATAAACTGACATAAACCCTTTTTTGTTTTAGATGGATTAAAATAACCAAACCATCCATTAACCTCTTTTAAGTATCTTTTAAGAGTAGTTGGGTAAGTTAAGTCTGCCATACCATCTAAAGGATAAGAAGTGTCTAAAAACGTATTTAAATCATTAAATCCAGCCAGTGTTTGTTTATCAAGATAAGTATTATCTGTAAGATTAAATAACGAATTAGAAATCGTTGGATTTATTGTGCCAAGGATTCTATAAAATTTACTTTTTTGTCGTTCTAAATTAAATCTTTCACCGATATTAACAACTTCTTGTATTTCATCTGGCGGTAAAAGTCTTTCTTCACCATCTAAACTAATTTTAATAAATGAATCAGTATTAACCGATTTTTTAGACGTTTCGGCATTAAGCATTTGTGTTGTTCTTTCCATTATCCAGTTATGTTTTTTGTACATCCAACACCATCAGTTAGTGTTTGGGTTATTGAAGAATTCTGGTCAGTTATAGAACCAGTACCGCTGATAGTACCAATACCACCATATCCAGTAATATTATGAACATAATATCCATTATCATCTGGGCCAGTAGTAGTAATACTACCATTTAAGTTAGTGCTTGGTTTAGTAACGCTAGATTTACTAATTGATAAAACTTCACTTTCACATGGGCCATTAGTTGCTTTTATGGCAATACTAATTGCCATAAATGGAATATTAAATGTAATTGGAGAATTAGCACCTAAATATGACCCAGTAACTGGGAACCAAACATTTATATTATCAACCTTATAACTTAAACTATAATTTGCTGGTGGATTAAACGAATAATCTAAATAAACAGTTATTTTATGATAACTAGAATTACATTGTTGTCTTAAAACACTACTAGTTGCTGGTGTTAAGGTTATTTTTGGCCACGTAGCTGCAATAACTGTAGATATTTGAACAACACTACCTAAACTATCAGTAACTTCACTAACATATGTTCCTTCTACTAAATTAACCATACTACCACTATTACTATTATAACTAGATGGGCCAGTTGTTTTTAATGCGTATATAGGTTTTCCACCACTAGGTATTAATTCTAGTTTACCATTATTAAACCCAGAACAAGTAATATCAGTTTTAGTCGAAGACAACGCTAATGCTGGAATACCTAATACTAATAAGCTACCTACGGTAAATATTTGTGTGCCATCAGTAATTGTTACTGAATAACCACCAGTATTTTGTGCTAACAATCCAGTAATTGTAGCTGGTGCGTTACCACTACGAACTAAAGAACCATCAGCTTTATAGATTTTATAAGTTATTGGCCCATTACCACCATAAACATTTGAAATTGTTATTTCACCATCTAAACTAACATCTGTTGTAGCGTTTTTGGTTACTTCAATTGTAGCAAATAATTTAGGGACACCTGTTATAACAATTGTTTGTTTAACTAAAGCACCCATTGAATCGGTTACAGTAATTTCATAAGTACCAGCATTTAAACCAGTTATACTAATATTTGTTGTCATTGTACCCCCAGTACTGAAATTTGGGCCAGTAATTGTATAAGTAAATGGACCAACACCACCTATAACACTTAAATTAATAATACCAGCACCAGTACCAGTTTTATCCGCAATTGGTTCGGCTTGAATTAACATAGAATCTTTAACCATTTCAATACAACTAGTGAAGTATTTACTATTCATTTTATCAACGGCTGTTTTACTTGGCGAAAGACCAAAATAGAAATAATAGGAATGTTCGGTATCAATTAGTGTAGTATCACTCTTAGGGTTATTATTAGTGTCATAGTAACCTCTAAATTTATTATACTCTACACCATTAGCACTAGTATATTTATAGTAATCTGTTGAAATATTAGTATTAAAATCAGTATTCCATGTACCATATTGGGTCCATTGTGTACCATTATTTAAACCATATATTACATCTCTAACATATTTTCCGCTGTCATCATCAATATCATTTGCTGTTAAAGCACAATCTGGTTCTGTGTAAACACCACTAGCATCAAAACTACCTTCGTCTAAATCAACACCGAATTCACATTGATGTCTAATATTAAGACATCCTTTCATACTCACATGTAATCCAACACAATTAATCGAGAAAAATAAAGAATCGGTGTGCTTTTCGCCTGGTGAAATCATACCACAAACTTCTTTAACCCCACTATCAGTATATTCAGTACCATCTGGTGGTAAAATATAAGATGACGGTGTTAAATATTGACTAATTTTAGGTATATTTTGCCAATCACAATCAAAAATAGAACCTAGATTAATAATATCAGTCGCAAATAAATTTTTTTCTACCCCATAACCAAAATGTGTTGTTGAAGCATAAATTAAATCGTCACCAACTTTTTTAATTAGACCTTCACTTAGTTTTATATTATCATATGTTTTATGATTATTTAATCTATTACTATCATCCAAACAAGAATCAATTAAAAAATTATGATTACAATGATTATCTGGTTTATTGTTTCCACCAGAATCAACACCATCTATAGCATCAAAACTACCCCCATCACATTCATATTCACAGAACTTCTCTTTGCTTTTTTTAAGTTTTCGTTTTTTCTTCTTTTTATATCTTAATAAATAACTATAAAGAGTACCATTTACCCAATCATTATAAAAATCAAATTGGTACATACCTAATTTTTTAGCTAATTTATATGCAGTACAATCTATTAAACCAACACTAAAGTCAGCACTATGCTGACCATCACCATCACCAGCCCAATGTATTATTTGCCATCCTTCTTTATTTCCAATATTTACTGCCGATTCATAACCTTCTTTAATTATTGGACCTTTAGAAAAACAACCTGGAGCATATCTTGGTGCTGATTCATTACTATCATCATCAACTGAACATGGTATCGTTACACATGGAATAAAAGGCATAAAATCAGAATCACACCAACTTGGTTTTCTAAAATTAAAACCAATAAAATTAGCAACTTCAACTAAACCTTTAAGAGTATAACACAAAACTTCAATAATTAATTTAACAATACCAATCAATGTATTCAATAATACGATAATAACCGCATTGATTATTGAAATTGTATAAGCCAAAACCCACATAATAAGGCATATGATTGAAAATAAAGGATTAAGTTCTGTATTTACTCTATTATAAGGAAATGGAGTTTTAGTTCCAGCACAAGCGTCAACATTTTTAATACCAGTAAATGATTGAGCACCACCTAAATTACTACCTTGGAATCTTGGTATATAATTAGCAACGGTATAAATTTTGTTCCAATATAAATCTCTAAAGCTAGTATCTTTTGTTGCAATTGGATTATCTTCACTCGCTGGACCGAAAGCATAATCTACTTCTGAAGCATCTTTAGGATTATTAGGCACTAAATATTTTGCTCTAGTTCTAAGTCTACCAGCACCACCAGTTTCATCTAACCCAATTTTAAACCTAACACTAGCTCTAGTTGGAATACCGATGTTAGGGTCTTGTGATGGTATTAAATCACCATTTTCATCAGTAATCTTATAATCTAAGTTCATAGGTATTTGATAAGACCAAGTACCATCTTCATCAATAACACGACCACCTTCAACATCAAATTCCTCAATTTTACCATCAATTGTTTTTCTAATCATATTGATGGTACCTTCACCAGTTATTTGTTCACATATTTCACCTAATTTTCTCCTAGGTCTACAAGATTTATTAACACTATTCTTATCTTGGTCGCCAAAAATGCTACCAATAAAAATAGCCGATGGTCTTACGTTTAGATTTAAACTAAAATCTAAACGATTTATACCAATTTTACAATTATCAACATCACCCCAAAATGGTTGTACATTAATACCAGCATTCATAGTTTTTACTTGAATCAATCTATCTAGATTTTTTTCACCCTTAAATTTAGTTGTAGATTCAAATAATTTTGCTGGTGTTCCTTGGCTAATAAGGTCAAATGGCCTTTGAGAAATAATTCCAATATCTGAAATATCAGCATCAACATGTAATGTATAAGTTCCTAGTGGCACACCAAAAATCATGAAATCACCAGCATGGTTAGTTGTTGTTGTAAATTTATAATATTTACAATAAATTTCACCGATAAGTGGATTATCTAAAACTTCTCTTTTATTAGGAAAAGTACCTATTGGTGTAAAACATGGATTATCAGTAACCGAATCTTTAGGGAGAAGATTATATCTAACACCCTCATCATTTGTGTCTGTAATTATTTCATAAGGATATAAACCTTTTATTTCTGGATTATTTTTATCAATATCATCCAAAGGTATAAAAACGCTAACCTTAGCATTTGGAACACCAAAACCATTATTAACAGTAACTCTACCAACAACAACGCCATAATCAGAACAAAATTTCCTATAAGCATCTTCTTGTGAGATTTTCAATGAAAGAATTTCAATGAAATCAAATTTTTGTTCTAAGTTTACCTTAATATATTTATCGCTACCGTTAGGTGTTGTTCTAATTCTAATTGAATCTGACATTATTTTTATTTTGTTGCATTTGTTATTTCTTCGACATGTAATAATTCAACGTCATCTTCAGTTAATTCGTCAAATTCTTCATCATCTTCGTCATCATATTCATCGTCATCAATATTTTTAGCTTTATTTAAAAGTTTATATAATGCTGGTATCATATTAATTTCTTTGTTTAAAACTAACATTTTAAACACATAGAAAATAATACCTAAATTTATTATAGGTAATAAAATTAAAAACAATAAAAAACCAAAAAATTTTAAACTATAAGTAAAAATATTTTGTGTTAAACTTAATTTAATCGGTTCACCACTTGGTGAAAGATTTGTATTTCCTTTACAATTACACCCCATATTAGCTCATTTTTAATTTAGTTTCAATATTTTTTATGCTTTGTTTTAGTTCTAAAACATCATTTTTAAGCATTCTAATATCTTCTTTGTTATTAACCACTCTAGGTGCTTCTTGTGTGTTGGCAAGTCTTTTTATCTTTTTATCCATAACTGAAATAGCATTGCGTAATTCAGATAGTGTATTTTTGATTTGAGATATGGTTTTATTGATGGAATTAACATCAACCTTATTCTTTTTCTCCAATTTATTAACACCTTTGTCAATACTTTCATTTAATAATGAAAAGTCACTAGAAATTTTACCTAATGACTTATCAATTATTTTAGAAAATGCAATAATTTCTTCTGAAAAAACTATTGGTTTTAATTCGTTTTTTTCTTCCATTTGTTTGTTTTTTACAAATATAACGTTTTTTCGTAAATAAGGAAAGCTTACGATTTTATTCTAACCTTTATATCTGTAGTCGGGTATTTAACCTCAAACATACTTGTTGGTTCACCGAATAAAGTATATTCTTGTGAAATGTCAATTTGTCTTGTTGTATCATCAATATAAGATTGAGAAATTTCATTTACACTATATTTTCCCTCACCCACTTTATTATAAACCCTTATTTCTAATACATTTAAAACCCCACCAACATTATTGATTGTTTCAATTAATGATGATAAATAGATATTATCCCCCATTTGATATTTATTGATATCCATATGCGTTTTAATATCATTGATAACTTGACTAATTATTTGTGATTGCGGAAATTGTTTATCAATAAATAAATCAACTTCAAAAGAAAGATTTATTATTCTACCGTTGGTTATTTGAATATAATCATTTAACATTCTATAATCAGCTAAATATGAAGAAATATTTTCTTTAAGCGTTGTTGTTGATGAATTGGTTAGTTTACTTTCAGCATCTAACCCTAAAATATAAACTTTAACCTTATTTTGTTCTTCAAAAACACCACATCTGAATGGAACACCATATTTACCTGGCATTTGTGCTATTCTAGTTTGATAATCCTTTATTGTAACAGCTCTATTTTGTGATGAGAAATTATATCTGACTAAATTCCTAACTTCTTCAACACTAGGTACATCTCTACCACCTAATGCTGGAAATGCATTATTAACAATAAGACTTGATTTAACAGCATTATTTTTAGTTTGGTTTGGACCATTAACCACAAAATTCATAAGACCAATTGTATTTAAAACACCAGAACCTAAATTAGAATCAGCCCCACCACCAACACGATATTTAACAAACATAGTAGTATTAGCTTTTGGTGTAACACCTAAAGACATATTATTGATAAAATTACCTATTTGGTTAACCAAAGCAGTATTCGTATCAAAATCACAAAGACTACTAGTATCCTGTGTACCACCACCAAATATTAGTTTTTTAAAGCCCAAATCAGTGAATTCACTAATAAATTTTCTAGTTACTGAAATCCATTTTCCAGGCAAAATACCAGAATTATCACTAGCTTTGGTATTATCTGGTATGAATATCTTATCTTCAGCTAAAGCATCCATTTCAAACCATCTATAGTCTAAATTTAAGAATTGGTCAAGACTAGGTGTTTGTGTAAAATTAGTTCCATCCAATGTAATAACTGAATCAATAGATAATACATTTGTTTCTGGTAATACTATTTCAAAAAAAGGTCTAACATCAGATGCCGAAATTATTCGTTTGAAAACTTTAGTAAATCCATTAACAACCATTTCTCTTTTAGTTATTGTATAATTAACTAAAATATTATTCGAGTTAAAATTAGGTATAATAATTCTATTAGGTATACCACCAATAGTAAATGGACTTGAGAAATCAATATCATCCATAGTTTCAAATACCTTACCAGCACCAGATACTTGTGAACCAGCTTTAATTATTGGTGCATAAGAAACATCAAATGTATCCCCAAAAACTGGAAGGGTTACTGAAAAATCTACAATAGTTACACTAGGTCGTTTACCTGGAATTTTAAGACCAAAAGTTCTAGCCATCGAAAGAATCGATTTGCGTTCTTGTGCGTAATCAATTTGTGTCTCTTGGAACATTCTATCAATGTTAACTGAAAGCATGTCACCAATAGCCGCATTTAGCTCTAAAAGCATCATACCGACACTAGCATCATTATAGTCATTAAAAATATCTGGGTAGTATTGTCTAACCATATTTATTAAATCAGCACGAATATCAGCGAAGTTACGTGAAGTATAATTTATTCCTGTGTTTGCCATATTAAATTTTAATTGTTACGAAATCTGTTGATACGAATACATCATCAGTTATTGTGTAGTTTATATTTACAACAGCCGCATATTCGCTTTCTTCTGATTGCTCAACTGCTATATTAGTTATTGTTAATCTTGGTAAATATTTTTTAACAACATTAGTTAATTCTTCTTTAATTCCACTAAGTGTCATATCATCTTCTGGTTCGAAAATAAACTTTAATAAATTGGTACCAAAATCTGGATTATATAATCTTTGACCCCTTCTTGTTAATATTAAATGCATAAGGTCGGCTTTGATAGCAACATTCTGGTCAGAATTTAAATCTAAAAAGAAACCAGCATCGCTGTTTTTAAAGGGATAGTTTATATTTATGTATTTTGCCATATTGTTCTTTATTTGATAAATATAATACGAAAGTGTTTTTGTAAGTAAATATTAAATAAAAAAAGGGGCACTTAGCCCCTTTTTATTTTTAAATAATTTATTTAACTCACAATTAAATCTTTTTTGTCGATGTCAATTTCGCAAGCACCAAACTATTCATTATTTTTAGCAACTAATTTACACATTTCAATAAAATGTTCTTGTGGGTAAATCCTTTTCATCATATTAATATCTTTATGTACCCATTGGACATTTCCTTTAATATAGCCTTTATCCGAATCGATTCTATCTAATGATGCTGTTGCTATTTTATAATCTTTTGTGTTATTTGTATCTGGAAATGTCAATATAAGACCAGATAACGCACATTTTCTCTCTTGTTCTAAAAATAATATCCATACATATTGTAAATCAATATTTATTTCTTTAATCTTTCTAGTTCCTTTTGAACCATTTGCTGAACGAATTACTTTATTATAAAACCAATCAGCACTTATTTCACCAACACCTTTCCAATGTGGAGATTTAACACCAGCTGGTGGTTTATAACAACCACAACTAGAATATCGACTTCTTCTTAATGAAGTACCTGTTCGTTTAGTGGTTTTACCGCATTTACAAATACATTCATATATAATATGACCAGCTCCTGTAACACCAAATTCTTTTATTACAGTAAGGTGACCAAAATTTTTATTTATCATGTCTATTTTTTCCATACTTCACAAGTTTATATTATAAATATATCAATAACTATTGTGAAGTAAATACTAAAAAAAAAGTAGAGAAATTTCTCTACTTTTTTTTTTAATAATTGGATTACTGTCTAATTAAATCTTTTGTATCAATATCAACAAGACAAGCACCGCCACTGCAAGCTAATTCTCCACTCAAATCTGTGTTATCAGACATTTCAATAACCTTAGTTAAATCAACCAATGATAAAGATTCCATCATTTTATCATAAGTTTCTTTGCTACAATCCTCAAAAGGAGCTTGAATATAACTTCCACCATCATAAGGTAATACAGAAATACCATTGAATGTATCTCTATTTCTCCACATCCATTCACCAACTGCTGGCCATTCATTTATTTTATAAATGATACTACCATCATTATTCCTTCTATCCTCGAAGATTGGTTTACCATTACCATCTAATATCTGATTGCCATTCTCGTCTATTTTAGATGCCTTTTCTGACTTCTTCTTGATTGAAACAGTTACAGACACATTATGGGTATTTTGACCGTCTCTGTGACCTCCTTTGACCCATTTAGTATTAAACAACTTAACACGTTCTAATAATTGCATTGGAGATTCAAATCTGAAGATAGAACCTTCTGGTGCTTTAACTGGAACCGATATTACAGCTTGTTCTTTTGGTTTGAAATATTCATCTTCAATTAATTCTGGGTGATATATTGAAAGATAGCTATAAATTGCTTCGTTTTTGCCAACACGAATTCTTCTAACATAATAATTATTATGCCATGCATGAACACCAGAAGAAGTTCCTAAAACCAATGAAGATGTTCCAGATGGTTTAACAGTTGTACTTCTAGCTGATTTATTGATACCGATTAGTTTAGCAACTCTTTCGTTTTCTTTCATTACAACTTTAGCCGCAGCTTCTAAGTCATATTTCATTACTTCACCAGAACCAATACCTGTCATTCCAACACCGATTAAAGCATCTTTTTCAGTTGTACGTTTCCAAATATCTCTTAAATAATGAAAATTGGTATAACCAGCTTGAAGAGTTCCGATTAGTGAAGCCGCTTTTACTCTAGCTTCAAGGTCTTCTTGTGATGTAACATCTGAAGCATTGATTTCACATAGATTACAGAATTGATAAGGTCTTAATGCTATTTCGCAGCATGGGTTTGTCCCCCAGTCTTTATCATTAGAAAAATACACACCTGGTTCCCCAGAGCCACTTTCCTCAATCTTTTTCCATAAATCCAAAAACTTATCTTCAGTAATCTTATGTCTAAGAATAACCGCTGAGTTATTTGCTCTACCACGTTGAGGGTTTAATTCATACCAAGCACCAAATTTAGCACCTAACATTTCTTCATCGTCTAATGAGAATAAAGAAATCAAAGCAGCTCTACGAATTCCACCAGTTAATACGGCATCTGCAATAAAACAAATAATATCATGAACTTCAAGTGAAGTTAATTTAGTACCATCTTCTTTTGCATCTAGAATCTTTTTAATGTTGTGAACACAGTCTTTAAGTGGTTGTGGACCTGGTGCTTTACCACCGCTAGTAACTAATAACGAGCCTTTTTGACGAATATCTGAATAATCAAAATCTGGTGTTGAAAGACCTTCAAAATATGCTCTCATAAGCGTTTTGATTGTATCGGCCCAACCTTCAATAGAATCACCTATAAGGAATCTACGACTTCTGCTAGGGTTTGGTTTGCGAATTTCTGGTAATTGTTCAATGTGATGTGTTTGCACAGAGAATCCGACACCTGTACCACCTAATAGTAAGAACATAATTTCACTAAATGCTCTCCAATCATCTATCGGTGCATAAGCACAATTATAAATTCTATTAGGACTTATTTCTATAGGTTTTCCCCCAAATTGTAATGAACGCATCGATGGTAAAACTTTTTTATCATACACCATTTTGTACGCTTCTTCAATTTCCTCAGCAATTTGAGTATACTTTTTTTGGTGCATTTCTTTATTTCTCGTAACCAATTCATACCATGTTTCTCTTCGTTGTTCTTTTGGTAGGTATTTGGCATACTTCATATGGACAGTAATGTCCGATAATATACTTGTTGATAAATCCATTATTTATTTTTTTTTTATTATTGTTATTATTACGGTTATTCCGTGTCTTTAATTCTTGCTCTATTGGTAAAAACACTAGTAATTCTTTCTTGGTCTTTACCATCTAGTATTTTTTTAGTTTCTGTTCTAGTTTTACCCATAGTATTACCCTCGGTCATATCAATTTGTACCCTTGAATTATCAAAAACAATATCAGTGAAAACCATACCATCATCACCAAATCTAGATTTAAGAACAGCCATTGTTGCAGTTTTAGCCTCTTTTTGGTCTATTGTTTTTGAAACAGATACAATAAAGTGACCAATCATTGCTTTTTTGATTGAACCAGCCATTTGGTCAGCTTCAACAACACCACCCTTGATAGAACTTCTATTACCTTGTACTGCGGTCCAACCAGCTATATCTAATTCAAATAACATACTTTCAAACTGTCTCATTACACTACCTTCACCAATATTGGAATCTTCATAATGTTTTGATGGTTGAACGCAATCAATATAATCTAATAAAACTAAATCTGGTCTAAACCCTTGTGCTATTAATTTTCTGATATATTGTCTAATAACTGGAATTGTTGTACCGTCACTAGCAAACTTCTTTAATTTTAATAAACCCTTTGATTTCGATTCCATATCAGCAACCATTTCCATGATTTCATTTTCATGTAGCGTTAAGCTATTCAAATCGTAATTAGACCAACAAGCAAGATGTTTTCTTTGAATAATTTTTGGTGTATCTTCAAAAAATATTTGTAAAACCTTATGACCATCATTCATAGCTGTATTAGCCAACTTGGTCATCATAGTTGTTTTACCAACACCTGTAGCCGCTAATATAATTGCTAACTCACCCTTAGAAATCCCACCGTCCATTATTTCATCAAGACCTTTTATACCAGTACGAATTGGTTTTCTATAGTCATTAACTAAAACAGCTTTAATATTATCAAAAACATCGATGCCATCATCTCTGTTATCACCATGTTCTAGAGCTTTCCTAAGAATAAGTTCACACTGGTCATAATTTTCTAAGTCACCTTTGTCTATGATTTTTTGAATTTCTTTGATTGATTTTTTAAGTTCTTGTTGTTTACAGAACTTCATTGCGATATCTTGAACCTTTAGGGTATCATTTAAATTCGCTTCTTGTATCTTACGAAGCTGTGTAAGGACGAATCTTCTTTGTACATCGTCCTTCACATCTTCTAATAATCTAATTTCAAGGCTACCGATATCTGGTATAACATCATCTTTCGCTTTAGCATCTTTTACGGTTGCCGCAATGATTCTGATATATGGGTCTTCGAAATAATTAGGGTCTACTATATCAATAATTGAATTGGCAAACTTTCTGTCTGTCAAAATTTGCACCATTAAACGTAATTGATATTCAAAACCTAAGTAACCTAATGTATCTCTATTTATTTTAGCCATATACTCTTTTTCTTTCTTCTTTTAAAAACTATTGTTATATTAAATATCTAAAAGTAGTGGTTAAGCCACTACTTTTTTATATTTTTTTTGACTTAGAAAATTTCTAATCTCAGTCATAATAGCTGGGATTATTTCTCTAACATCTACGGCATATCTAACCTTAGGTTGGAAAAAATTACCAGAAAAGCCACTCTTAGCAACAGAAATTTTATCGATTTTTATTTCGAATTGAAAGTTGTCAATCTTGTCCCAAATATTTTTTGTTGGTTCTTCAGATTGAGGTAAATATGGTTTATAATTATCCCATAAATAATCAATCGATTTGTTTTTTAGGTAATTAGGTATAATACCCAATTCACCAATACTACCGTTATTCATCCCAACGATATTTTTCATCAATTCGTTCAATTCAAGTGAACTCGCAGAATCCTCGTTAAAATCACGAATGTTGAAATATCTTTGACAAATAATATTATCATTGATGTAAAGGATAAACTCAAATCTTTGTTCTTCAATCTTTTTGATTGTGTTAGCTGGAGCAGCTGTGTTTGTTGTTGTCATTTTTTGTTTTTTTAAATTGTTAATAAATACTTTTTTCTCTTTGAACCAGTTTTTTAAATGGTATGATGTAATCATCATATCTTAGGGTACCGATTGCTTCTTTTAACCCATCTCTTTCCATATATTCGTATATGTCTTTAAATTCTATATCATCAGTAATTGTTGTTCCAGTAATTAATTCTTCTAATGCTTTAATACCATCCTCAGTCATAAATGGGTTTTTAAGATTAACTAACTGTTCATTTATTTCATACAACCGATTACCTTGAATACCGTCAGTTACCACATTTATAATGTTATCAAACACCTTAAGTGGTTTTAGTTTTTTTGAAATTCTTTCTTCTTGTTGTTTTTTTGCACTATCAATAATTTCGTTTAGTGTAACTTTCCTTTCTTTTATTTCTGGGAAATGGGTTAATAATGTTGGTTCTTTAACTCCTTTTATACCTTTGATACTATCGCTGTTATCACCAGCAATTGTTTTTAGTAAAACTGAGTTCTCTTGATTATGGCAAAAATACGAAGAATAATTGAGACTGTCAACATAATCCTTGATTATTTTATCACAAAAATAAACTCTTACATCTTTATTGATTAATTGGCACATGTCTCGGTCATTTGAGACGATAGTAATTTTTTCGTTTTCTTCTTTATTTAGACAGTAATATGCGATAAAATCATCACCTTCGATAATCTCATCTTTTAGTTGTCTAATGTATAAAGCATTTAAGTAATCCCATAAAACTCTGCGTTGGGATAGTTCTGATTCATCTATTGGTTGGGTACCATTTACAAAATCTTTTCCTCTTCCGATTTTATAATCTTTATAGATTTCGTATCTTAGCTTGCCGCTAAAATTTCCGTCCCAAAATACATACACTCTATGATAAAGGTCTTCTACTAAAACCTTTCTAAGATGTGTCATAAATTGGTAAATACCACCGATATGGTGGCCATCTTTGTTATACAAATCCTTGGCCCCGAAAAGCCCTGTTTTAAACAGAGCGTTTCCGTCAACCAATAATGTATTTTGTATTTTTACTTGTTTTTCACCGTTACGTGGTGGTCGTTTGTTCATTTTTGAACGTTTAAAAGGTTAATACTAGTTACTCTTTTTCGTAAGCGTTTGTTGGTAAATCTTCTTCATCAACATCAAAATCATCAAAATTTGTGTTTAATTTTTGATTAATGAAATCTTTTTGTTCTTTAACATAATCATTCTTTTCCGCTGGATTTAAAAATCCATGTGGCGTTGAACAAATACTACCCATAAGTTCAATACCATTAACGTGGTTTTTAACACATTCAATATCGGTCATTACACCAAATTGATAACTTCTACCACTATTAGTAGCACTCAATTTTTTAGCACTTGATGTTGATTTACCACCCATATGGAAGATAAGTCTTACACCATATTTAAAACCTTCACCACCATTATGCATAATGGTTGGTTGACCTACTTGGTTTGGTCTTAACCAAATTTTTTGTACTGTAACAAAAGTGTTGATAAATTCAGAATTTTCTCTTCTAGATACTGGTATTCTAAAGTTAAGAATTGATTCAAAACTTCTTTTTAATGCACCAGCAGTCCATTGATTATTATTAGAATTTGACATAGCACCTTGGAAACAACCAATCGAACCAATTGAGTCCCAAACAAACGTTATGTTAGCTCTTAACTCACCGCTTTGTTGTTTGTCCATTATTTCATTCATACATCTAGCAATGTCTTCGACAACTGGAATATGTCTTAATCTAGTTGTTTTCATCTTACTATCTGAATAATCGAAATTTCCATACATTTCTAGCAAATCACTACCATCCATATAAATGAAATCTGGTCCTTCATGGTTAACTATTTCACCAGTTTCTTCATCCGCAACATCTTCAAAATCAAAACCAACAAGTCTTGCGTGTTCCCAATTAAAACTCTTTTCAGTATCAAAAATTACAATAAAATCACCTAATTTTTGAGCTCCAGCAATAGTTTCATAGATACCTGTTGATTTACCAACGTCAGAGAAACCTCTAAATTGTGATGTATATCCACGTGGAACCCCAGGTAATCCTACCGCATCATGAAATGATTTTTTAAATGGAATCCAAGCTAATTCTTTATCTTTTACTACTTGATTGATAAGACCTAAGCCTTTTTTAAATTCGTTGTTATCGAATGGTTTTTTTTCAATTACTTTTTTGGATGGTTTTGTAGCCATTTTTAAATTGTTTATATCTCTTGTTATTCTAGAACAAAAAGAGCTAATTCCTTAGCTCTTTTTATTTATAATCATCTAATAATCAATTGATTATTAAAATGGAAGGTCATCTGATTCTGGTTCTTCAGTTGCTGGTTCAACTACTTTTTCAGCTTTGGTTGCTTTTGGTTCAGCTGTTTTGATACCAGCTTTAACGTTTTCAACACCCATTGTTAATTCAGCGTCTAATTGTTTTGTTTCTTCGTCTTCTTTTAATGATTCTTTGTCAACGAATTTCTTTTCTTCTTTATCCCAAACTGGAACACCACCTTTAACGATGATTTCTAAGAAAGAATAAGGTTTAAGAGCATACACATCTTCCCATGTACGTGTGTCACCTAACCAAAGATTAGCTTTTTCAGCGTCTTCTGAAAGAGGTGTAGAGTCTAATGCTACAACAGCTGATACAACTGGAACATTGTTTTGATTTCTGTTAATCGAAAGAGCTAAATCACGACCTGTTGTTGCGTTTGTGATATCTTTGTCTTTCTTAAGTGCTGTTAACACACCTTGAATTTTGTCAAGAATTCCTTCTTTTCTGTAGTCATGGTTAAATCTCCAGAATTTAACACCATCTTCTTCGTTTTCTCTGTCAATCACCTTAACGATGTACATTAACTTAGCGTTGTACTTTTTAGCTAATTCTTTGTCAGTAGCTTCGCCAGTAGCTAATAATGCTTCACGTGCTTCGCAGAAAGGGCAATCTTCACCTTTTTCGTGTTTTAAACATGCGAATGTTTTCCAAACACCTTCAACTTGAATTTTATGACCGTAGAATTCAATAAATGGACTTGAACCATCTTGTGTTGCAAGAATTCTAATTTCTTTTGTCGCTGTTTTAACACCTTCTTTAATAAAAGTATTAAAATAGTTTTTCAAATCGTAAACCTTTTCTGATTTCTTTTCATACTTAGGTTTGTTGTTTGTTTCGTACTGTGCTAGCATTGCTTCTAGCGGATTTTTCATTTCACTCATCTTTTTTTTTTGTTTGTTTATATTGATTTAATTGTTATTTTTCTATATTTAATCTACTACAAATATACGATTTTTTCTCGAAAAGTCAAGCAAAATACCCATATATTTTAGGTTATTTTATTGGTTTAAGAACCATTTTTACAAAGCTACTAATAATTTTTAACCAATGCAACATTTTATCAATATATTTTTAAATAAAACTAAAAAAGCCCTATAAAAGGGCTTTTTGTTTAAATATTTGTTTAGAATTCTTCTTCTTCATACTCATCTTCTGGATTAGCATTAAAGCTTTTCTTAATATCAGTATCGCTATAATCAGCATCCACATCATCTTTAGTTAATGTATACTCTTGTTTCTTGTCATTACCCATAACATCATAAGCACCTTCTTTATCGGCCCAATAATCAGTTAATTTTTGAGAATAAGGGTATGAACTTAATGAACGCATTTCTAATTTTTCAACTGGTGTTGGATTACGTTTAACAATTTCTTGTTCAAGTTCATCAATCTTAGCCGAAACCTTATCCATATTAGCTACTCTAGCTTCTAAAGCATCTAGTTTTTGTAATAGCATTTCAGTGTTTTGACTAGCTCTATCAGCTGCCGCTTTTGCTTCCTCAGAACCTGTAACCAAAGATGTAACATCAACTTCAACTTCATCCTCAGCTGGAGCTTCTGGAGCAATTGGTGCTTCTGGAGCTATTGGAGCTACTGGTTCGGCTGGTGCTTCTGTACCATCTGCTGGTGGAACCTCTGCATTAGCATCTGGAGCTGGTTGGTCACCACCTTCAGCATTAGGGTCAACACCTAAATCATTAGAAATAGCATCAACGGCATCTTCTGGGTTTTCATCAGCTTCTTCAAGTTCATTACCAAGAATTAAAGGTTTTTCCATATCGTCACCATAAACTGGTGGTTCTTGTTTTTCAGTATAAAAAGAATAAGATTCTAATAGTTTAAATCTATTAAGTTCTTCTCTTAGTAATTCTGGGTTTAGTTTAGTTTTTTTCATCGTTTAGAATAAAAGTTGTCTACCGTCTTCTGTTATGATTTTTTTATTGATTCTCTCAACTAGGCTTTTATCACCTTTAATTACACATACACCAGAACTACAATCTAAGTTAGGGTCTTGATTTTCAGTGTTTAAAAAACCATTTAAAACTGAATCTAGTTTCTTTTGGTTTTTGTTATCGTTTTGTTTGTTAGTGTTTTCCATGATATTTTAATTATTTATTGTTATCTTTCTTATAAATATCTCAAAATCATTAAAAAATCCTAGTAATGTTGAAAATTCCTAGTTCTTTCCCATTAACAAGTATAATTTTATCTTGATAGTTTTCCCAATTTATCTTTATAGACTTATAGTCCGTATTACCTATTGAATCGGAATATTGTGTATCTATTAATTTATTTAACGCATTAATAGTATATAATGTAGTACCTTTTTTATGTATCGGTACTGCACTAGGGAACAGATTTTTTAGGTTTAATCGTTTATCTTCTGGTATAGCAATCTTGAAAGTAATAATAACCTTAGATTCATCATCTAAGTTTTTATAACCAAAAACCTTATTTCTAGGAATAGAAAATTTGGCTTCTAAATAACTAAGAAACCATTCAACCCTTTCTGGGAATATGAATGAGGCTAGTAGTGTCGTTTTGTCCATGTCTTATGTAGAATAAATAAGGTATGTATCTCACTTTATTATCAAGTGCTTCAACAATGTTTTTATATTCTATAAGTATCTTATTACCTTCCAAAAAAACATTACTTATATCAAGTATTTTTTGTTTTATTTTAACGGTGTTTAAACCCATATAATCCAATAATTTTAAATCAATACCAAATATTATACCATCACCATAAAGATAAACCATTTCTTCGTTAATATAAGTTATAACATGACTTAATGACGCTATTTTTCTTACTATCTTCCAAAGCTTCTTTGAATCGTATTGAATGGTATCAACAAAAACATATGAAACAGATTTCATATGAGTCTGATATGCCTTACATATAAACCATGATAAATCAGCTTCATATTGGTCCCTACGTTCAGTTCTTTTGAACGTCCAATACATATCATCACCAAGTGATATATTAGTTATATCGAATTCTGGAAAAAGCTTATCAACTAATTCATATCCGACAATTAACGTAGGTAAGCCATGGGTTATCTCACCCATGGTCTTTACTACATTAAATTCTTCTGAAACTTTTACGTTATTAATTGAAACTATATTTGCTAACTTCATGTTGCAAAGGTACAAAATTATTTGTTAAAAACCAAATTTAAAGTTCACCATTTTTTTTCATCGTATTATAAAGAGTTTCAACTGCCGTTAAATAACCAATACCTTTAGAAAAATAAGCCGATGATGATTTCTTTGCAATCGCTTCAGCCGTTACTTTATCATAAGTTCGACTATAAACAATACCATCACCTTCTTTTGCGTATGCAATTGCATCTTCACCTCTTTCCATCGTTTGCATAGCTGCATACATTTGTTCTTTAGTTGATGCTTTTTTCAAAAATGGTTTAGCTATTGAGTCAATAGTTTTACTATCAACATCCACTTCAGTGAATAAAAACGCTAATTGTGTTTTTAAAGTATCAGAATTAGAATTTTTTAATAATTTAGCTTTTCTATCACCTAACCATTGTGCAATACCATACGCACCACTGGTTTTATTTGTAGCGGTAGGGTCTAAATCTGCACCAGATTCTGGCATCATAGCAGCAATAATACCAATAGCTTTCCAACTAGGATATTTTTTAGTGGTAATAAAGAATTTTAAAGCATCCTTAGGGTTATTACCTGTTATTTCAATACCACTTGTATCAACATTACTACCATCAAATGATTTTTCTCTATGTTGTTTATTACAACCAGTGTAAACAGCTGGTTTACCAGTTTTACTATCGATAGGATTAATAACACATGACTCATATTTAGCTGGTATAGTAACTGGATATTTACCACCAGATAATTTATTACAATTTGCTGAAGTACCCCAATATTCTAAATGCCAATACTCATTAATTGGTAATACCCAACCATATTTAACCGAATTTTTATATAACCAATCTATCGCTGGATTATTCGCTGGGTTAAAATAAGTTTCTAAAGATTTTTTATCACCTAAAACACCAATTACAGTACCATCTTTTTGAGTATAATTTACATCTACAGCAATACCCCAACCATGATTAGATGTTCCTGGTACGGCAGCTACTGGTGAGCCTTTAGTTTGATATGTATTCCAACAAGATTGTTGTACCCCAAGACTTCTAAGTGTACTAGTAACTGTAAGACGATTTTTAGTCTTACTCCAACCGTTGGCTACCATCCAAGCATCCCAATCCTTAAACATAACAAAAAAAGCATCAGTAGCTTCTTTAATCAGTATATCATTTTTTTCATAACTAATACCTAAACCTTTACCATTGAAAACACTAGATAATGATTTACCCATTGTAGAAATATTACCATTACATGTTGTCGCATCAAAATCAATAATTGTAGCAACAATATTTGGATAATTACCATTTAAATTCTGACTAACCCCAGTACCAACTGATTCAATTAAACCTAAACTCACTAAAAGTGACTGATACATTTCATTTTCAGTTATTAAAGGTGTTTTTGGGTATCTTATTCTCACCCCAGTAAAATTGGTTGACATGAAATTAGGTTTTATGTTATGTTTTACATGTGTAATCATGTAAGCACCATGAAACATAGGTATATTATTCAATTGAAAATACATCATAGGTTGAATCATAGCATTACCTAACATTTCAATACCAACTTTATAACTTCTAACCGAATAAACATTATAAATATTTTGTCCAGCTAGTGTTCTATTATTTTCAGAACCAGTATTAGCAATAGCATCAACAATTTGTAACGATTCAGCCGTTTCAGTGAATTCACTTTGGTCTAACGTTATATCTTTAAATATATTTTGGTTTTGTTGTGAAAAATTAACATTAAAGCCAGCTAATAATGACTCATGCTCAGCTGGTATTGTTGTAGTAAAATCTTCTGGTAATTCTTTAATAAAATCGCCCTTTTCGTTACATTGTAAATCCACACCATCATTAGTATAATTATAACTACCATTGGTTAAATTTTTTGATGCTTGACCAACATAAACACAGACAAACGATGGACCACAAATATCTTCCTCAACTTCTTTATCAAATTGTATTGTTTTAAATACATCTGCAACACCTTCTTCTGTTCTATAATTAATATACGATGGCAATGCAATAAAATCAAAATTATTAGCACTTAATAATGTAGTAACAACATTATAAAAACTAGAATTTGGATTATTTACTAAAAAATCTTTTACTGGTAATGGATTAACATATAATTTATCACCTATGTCTTCAAAATTTCTACTAATAAATCTAAAACTATCAATTAATCTAGGTGTAGTACCAACACCTCTTAGATGTTCCCCCATAGCCTTATGGGTACTAGCTGAACCGCATTGGAAGAAAAGTCTATCTTCAGAACCAGCATCACCAATCCATTTATCGTAAATATTTTTACATAAACGATATAAATGTATTTTAATAGCATTTTCATCTGAACTACCAAATAATTCTTTATTCATTTCTTTTTTCTCATCAACACCATCAACTATTTTCTCTTTTAATTTAGCTATAACTGTATTTACATAAGTCTTTACTTGGTCTTCACTGACAGAAATTGTGTCATATAAATTAACATAAAGTAGTGGATTATATAATTCAGTATCGTCTGTATTGTTCCAAATTCTAAAATTATTATTAGCTATTACGACTTCCTCGTTCATACTATCAATTATAGTTTTCATAGCAATATTAGTGTTATAATCACCATTTAATTCTAAACCAATACTTTGATACAAATAACCACCAACACCAGCATTAATTACTGGATAAGCTACACGATAAGTTTCTTCATTTATTAATGGAAAATTAGTCGTTATGAAATTATTTTTTTTCCCAGTAGGGTTATTAAATAAAACAGTTAATTTATCTGAAAATTTAGTTGGGTTTTGACCCCAAATTACTAGTTTATTTGATATGAAGGGCCAATTATTATTATCTTTTGAATCCAACCCATTAACCCAATTTAAAAATTCATTTTTAAATTGGTCTTTAACAATTTCTGGTAAATTAGTTAAAACTGGATTTAAATCAATAGTATCATATAAATCACCTATTGATTCATTTTTGTCTCTAGAACGTTGAAAAAATAATTTACCATTTAAATCTTTCCATAATATTGGGTCTTCGGGACCAGAACCACCTCCAATAATTCTTAATTTATCATCAGAATATTTTGGTTCTGAATCATCGGCTCTCCACATTAAACCGCCAACATATATACACCATAATTTTGGCACATGTATGAAACCACTAGCATGTTTAAATAAATTAATTATTTCTGGTGAATCAAAAGTATCACCATTCCAAGGAAATGTACTTAAAAAAAGTAAAGCTTGTGCATAATTATAAAAACGTCCTTGCAAACGTTTTGATGTTGAGAAATCATATTGACCATAATATAATACACTACCAAATAAACTTAAATCAATACTATCACTATAATGTAAATTAATAAATGGATATGCTGCTGTTTTATAGTTTTTATTATTGAAAAAATGTCTATTTTTACCAAAACTAGTCATTAATTTTAAACTTTCTTTAAAATGATTGTTAAAAGCATTTTCTGGTTTTAAAAATGGTTGTGATAAATCATATTTAGAAGGTATACTTCTAGGTGTTGTAAAATGATTTTTATCAATATCATCATCAGCCACCATATCAGAATAAAAAACATACATTAATGGTAAATCTTTTAAATCATCATTACCATAATCTAAATTAACAAATTCTTGAACACCATAAACACCACCAAAAGGATTAAAACCAGCACTTTTTAAATCTTTAAAATCTTTAACTTTAATTTTTTCCAATGATATAGTATTAGTAGTATCAATAGTTTCGATTAATTCTTTTGTAGGTTTTTGGGTAAATTCATCAATAGAAAAAATACGTAAAGGCCAAGAACCATCAGATTCCTTTTTAATTATTTTAGAATTTGTATCTACAAATGTAGTGTTTGAGTAATTTGTTAAAAAATAATCAGTGATATTTGATAATTGAGTAAATGTTGTTCCATAATTTTTAGTATTTGGTTTAACAAATGGAAGTACTTCGGCACTATATTTTACATTGGTACTACCATTTTTAAACGTACCACTAACACCTATACTACTATATTTATAATACCATTTTAAATCATCTTTTTGATATCTAGTAATAACTTTATTTTTACTATTATTAATAACACCATTAACATCTAATACATTCCCAGCTCTTAATTCTTTTAAAGACTTTTTAACAACAGCATTTTTAGAATTATTAATAATTGAATTAACTTCACTTTCAGCCATTTTATTTATATCTTCATTACTTAAAGATGAAGATGAAAAATATAAAAAACCCATAGCCCTAGTTAACATTAAACTCATTACTTCTTCCCAAGAATTACCTTCAATTTGACTATATGCTGAAGTTAAAGGATTAAAAACAGGTGAATCTAATGGATTCACTGGTATCCAGTTCTTTTCTTCATTAGCTAGAGCAACTTCATCTTCTTTAGCTTTTTTTGCTTGCAATCTAAAAGCTTCAAGTAATTTATCAATAAAAACCAATTCGGTTATCTTTTCTTTATCAGAACTAGAAATACCACTAGCTTTACCTAAATATGTTTCAACATAACCAATACCATCAACATGTTCATTATAATCTGGCCATGCAAAATATTGTGTTTTACTAGTAATATCTTTAATATCTGAATTTCTATCATCTTTAAAATAATTTTTTAGCACATCAAATCTTTCTTGACTACCTTCAGCTATTACCGAAACTCTATATAAAGTTCGCATGAATGCTTCAACACTTGTTGTAAAAATTTCAACTATATTTCTTATTGTTGGGACAAATCCTAATTCAGTTTCCATATTAGTAGCAACTTCATTAGCTAATTCAACGCTAGAATCATTTTTTTTGTTATTAATGGAATTCTTTTTTTCTTCGATTATTTCATTTAAATGTACTAATCGAAGTACATCTAAAAGTGTTGTATCTGTTACTATGCCATTATATCTTTTAGCGTATTCTTGTAATTCAACTATATCTTCTGGAAAATAACTAGTTAAACTTTTTAAATCTTCACAATAAAATTTAGTTCGGTCACATCTTATACTTTTTAATGTAAGCATATTTTTATATGCATTTAACGTTGTGAATAATTTAATTTCTTCATCAGTGAATTTAACACCGTTTTCACTATTAAATTCAGTTATTTTAGCTTTAATATCACGTTGAAAAGCAATTAACTTATTCATATTGATATCTTTTACTTGTCTAGCAACAGATATTGGTACTTTCTTATCTTTAATCATTTCATGACTTGTTGATTTAAAAACAATAAATGAGGCTGTCTCAAGATTTTCTTTTAAATCTATACCACCAGTACCATATAAATTTTTTAACATACCTTCAATATCAGCAATTAAAGTAATTTGTTTATCACTAGCAGTAACTGTTTTAGCACTTTCACTATTAGCACTAATTTTACCTATTCTATCATTAATTGATGAAATATCTCTAATTAAATCAGTAAGAGTTATTATTCTATGTTTTTGAAATCTATCACGTTCAGTATTAATTTCTTGATAAATATCTATTTTATCAGAACCATCAGCTGTGTCAAAACCTAATAAATTTGTTCCATAATTAACAAATGGAATTGCAGCTAAAACACCAAGTAACATATCAGATAACATAGCATAAGTGTATCCGATAAAATTAGCAGTAATTTCAAAATTACCAGTTTGTGAATTAAATTTAGTATTAAATTTAGTCATATGAAGGCAATATTTTACTGGCCTACCATAATAACCTTTAATTGTTAATTCAAAAATAGGATAAGGTAATTGAAATAAAACACTATATTTGTTATCAGTATTAGGATTTGTTATATTACCCTCATTTTGGAAAATAGCACTACCTCTAATATCAATAAAATTAATAGTCACCATAGGTGCATATGAAGAATTAAAATCTATATCTATATTACTAATACCAAGATTTTCTTGTTCATTACCAGATTCAAAATTAGTAGTTAAATCAGTAAATTTAGTAGTTAAAACTTTATCTTTACCATAATTACTACCTTCTAAAAAATTAATTTGAACTGTTCTCGTTGACTCAGATGAACCAACTGATTTATCTGAATTTAAAACAGTTCTACCCCTTTTATATGTTTTTAACGCAACTGTTATGTTTAAATCTTCTAATGGTACTGACATATTATTACTAGAGTCATTACCTTGAAATTTGTTAGGGTCTACAATAACTGTTCTATTTGATGAACAACATTTTTTATTCTCCATAAAGTGTTTTATGTTTTGTTAATTCTGCATTATATCTACTAATAGCTGTTTCAAATGGAAATGGAACCCGTATACCAGACATGTCTGGTATATTAAATTCTAAACCACCAAATTCTGGGTTGGCTAACATAATTAACCAACCACTATATGGGTTATTATAATACATGTTACTCAATTTGTCAAGTCTAGTTAGACCTTGTTTATATAATACTGTTTTATCCGTTGATGAAACAGGTATTGTTATTCCTATAACTGGTTTCATTTCTCCATTACCTCTGAACGAAGAATATCTATCGTAATATTCTGCCATATTTTAAAATTTTAAAAGTAAAATTTACTAGTGACTTGTTTTAAACCAATAATATCTAATTTAGCTTGATAGTTAATCGATTTATTATCTTTAGTAAATTCAAAATTATCTTTATTTAAATCTAAAGTTCCGCTAAAACTTTGAGATTTTTTATTTTTTAATATTTTAACTGCCATTAAATCATGATTATTATTTTTAAAATCATAAATAATTAATTTAGCATCATAATCATTGTCTAAAACAGAACTAAAACTAATTTCAAACGAATAAGAACCAGATACTAAATCTGGACTAAATTTTCTAGTAAGATTAGCATTTATTATTAAATTTAAATCTTTATTTTTATCTTCAACAACAATTGGTGTTGGAGGAGTAGTTGGTGCTACTGCTGGTTTCTCACTAGTTTGAACATAAACAGGTTGTTGATTAACCGAAGCAACTTGGTCAACATTTTTAATAGTTTCTGGTCCAAGTTCTATTTTCTCAACACCATTTTCCATTTTTTCATTAAATCCATTGATTAAACTATAATCAGATGTAGTTTTGTTGTTATCAGTTACGTCTTTTTCATTTTTTGGTGGTGGTGGTGTTTTAGCAACATAATCAGCTCTAACATCATATACGTGTGAATTAGCATAGTAATTGAACGATAAAGCATTTTGTAATTTATTTATTGGGCTCTCAAGTGTCGAACCACCAATGAATTTAAATGAAAGGTTAACATTAGCTATCATCGGTTGAACCCCAATACCTTCTGGGTTAAGGTCCCATACCAATGGTTCATAATCAATACCTAAACTATCAATTACTATTTTAGTATTATAAAAATCACCAATTCTTAATATACATACAGGTGCTCTACCGAATGCTAAATTACTAGCATTCTCATTTTCTAGAGTTGGGCCTTGTCTAGTACATTGATGAAGGAATGTAAGTCTAGAATTTAAACCTTCTGGTGTTGTTGAATGGAAAGCTGGATGGAAATATTTTATCTTCTCTCTGAATTTATCAAATATAAATTCATCAGTTTGTTTTAGTTTAGTAAAATATTTAGATTCATCATAAAATCTGTTAGTTATTGTAGTTTTAACCGTTCTTGTTGCTGTTTGAGTAACTACTTCCTTAACACCTTGTGCTTCAGCGGCTAAATTAACATCATATTCAAAACGTAATACAACTTTTCTATCTTTTTTACAAGCTTCAGTATCAACGGCTGAACCAGTTTTAGGGTTACAATCGCTTTTGTCTGCTGTAATAGGTATTGATTTTCCTTTTTTAATTCTAGGATTTTTATATATCTCTAAATCAGTAGTATATAATTCTTTTTTTAATTTAGTTAAAATATACTCATTTCTTTTATCCGCTAAACTAATATTAGCATCTTCTCTTCCTTGTGGGCTAGCATAACTATCTACATAAATAACACAACTAGGACAACTGGCTTTTAGATATTTTTCAATTGCTGGTAGTAAACCAGTAGCATACCAACCAGCATACGTAGCATCACCAACTTTAATTGCTGAACGTGGCCCATTTAAACCAAAATTATTATTATCAACCCAAGCTTGTGTTTGGCCTCTTGTTTCATCAGAAGCTATTGGTCCAGCACCTAAACCATTACCACCATTATAATTACTATAATCTATTGAACCACCATTTTTATCTTTACCATTTTCATAAAACTCAAAACCGTCTAAAGTATGTTGGTCATTTGGGAAATATATTGAAATTGGTTCTAATGGAAGTTCTGTTTTTAATTGATTAATTGGGATATTTTTAATATCTCTAGATTGAATATCACTAGATTCGCTTCCAGTCAAGTATTTACTAACCGCACTATCTGGGTCAACACAACCAGCAAAAAATGAAGCCATATAATGGTCATCTGGCCCAGCAGTTTTACCAAATACACCACCGTCTCTTAGAGCATTAACATATGTCGGATGGTCAACAATAATCTTAAAATTAAGTGTACCACTTCTTTCAGTATTATTATAAGTATAAATGTTTTCACCTCTACCGATAAAACTATTACTTTCCCAATTAACACTTACATTTTCATTAAATGTAATATCATAAGGTGGGAACCACATAATCCTACCATGTTTACCAGAAATTAAATCACCTGGTCCTTTTTCTACTGGTAATAAATTATCAAACATATCATGCCAAGCTAAATTCTCAATAGATAACATATATTTTTTTGCATCGACTACCGTTAAATTATCAGTATCATATGGTGCTATCTTAACAAAACCAGTATCTTCTAATACACTACCACCTTTGTAATTTTCTCTAAATGGCATAGAAACACCATCATTATCTAAACCACGATGTCTTACTAATTTATTAACTTGATTATATCTATAAGTCGTGGTCCAAGCTCTACAATAAGTTTCTTCAGCTGTTTTATTTTTAGTAATTCCATCCCAAATACCTGTTGAATTACCATTAGCGTCTTTAGTAAATCTGTCCCCCCTTAATACTGGATTACCCTTTGAAATACCACCACCAACTACAGCTGTTTGTAATTGATTTGGAGTGATATCCATATTACCCTTACTTGATACAATACTTTTCATTCCAGTACTATCAAATAATTTTTGAGTTTTATCGATTAAACTTTTTCTGTCAGCAAGTCTTATTGGTTTTACTACTGGCTCTATATAATTTTTTTTATCATCATATTTACCACTAATATTTAAAGCTTTAGGCTTATCAGATGTCCAAGTAAAACTAGGTGTTTTAATATTACTTTCGTTATAACTACCAAAACCCATATTTTCAAAATCTGGAAATCCAGATTGTCTAGTTCTTTCTAATCTATCAACATTGAAATTTGGAATAGCACCATATGATGTACTTGTTAATATGTTACTAATCGACCCATTTTCATTACTATAAGCATATATTCGATTACCATTGATTTGTTTAACATGCTTATGGTCTTCATACCCTGGTGCGTAACCACTTCTAAATGATGATGTCGTTAAAGGATTATCATATGAACCTGTTCCTTCTATATTAGCTTTAGCATTTTTAACCAATGCAACAAGTTGCCCTTTTCCCGTATTTTGAAGCATACTGTTGGCTCTTTGTACATTTCCGATGTTACCACCACTTTCGCTCTGGAAAATTGAACCAGAGTCATTTAAATAGCTTTTAGGAAGGGTAAAACCTAATAACCCAGCAGCTGTATCTGCAATCTTAGCAAATGTACCAGAAGGTACTGTAATTTGATAATTAGGTCTAAAACCAGCTAGTGTACCAGTTTTAATAAGACTTAATACATTATCTTGAACATTTAATTTACCTAATAATTCTTGTTGAACGTTGAATGCTGCATTATTTGCTAATGCTAATGTCAATTGTTGTCCACCTATCATACCTAATCTAGTATCATCAATAGCACCAGCCATACCTAATACTCTACCAGCTAGTGAAGACCTTAAATCAAAACTATTTGAAGTACCTATGGTACCCTTACTGTTGCTTGATAAACCTAAACCACCACCTAAAACACTACCAATAGTATTGATATTACTAACATCATTCGCTTTGCCTTTATTACCGAAGTTTAATTTACCGTATTTATCTAAATAACCTTCTTTTGTTTCTTCAGCACTTTTTTTATGTACAGATAAATATTCTGCATATGAATTGGCATCATCAATATAATTAGCCATATCATGTTGGTCTTGAGGATTTAAATATAAATTGATTAGACTAGCATCACTTGCATTGGTTGGTTTGTTTTTACTACTCATAGCAATTGATTTAGCTAATAAACCATATTTAGTTACTTCTTCATTTGGTTTTTCTGGATATGATTGACTACCTTGAGGATAATCAACATCACCATATGGACCTTGTAATTGAGTTACAGTTTCAATATTAACTAAATCATCATTAGTTGATGATAAATTTTTAAATTTATTTGGAAGTATATTAATTTCATAAAATAAAATACCATTGGTTTCTATTGGAAAGAAATTAGGTATTTGATTAACACCACCAGAACCTGTATCAGTAAATGGTTCACCAACATGTGGTGATTGAATATTATTTAATTTAGCAAATGAATCAACAGTACCGAATTGAGTAGGGGTTAAATTCTTTAATAGAAGAAAATCTCTAATTCCAAAACTAACAGCAATATCATTGATATTATTCTTAGTTCCTGGTGTAGGGGATGTTGTATTGTAGTATGGCATAGATTATTTATTTATATATAAATACTATTGTACTTCAATTTTTAAGAAAATAAATGGTATTGAGATTGGTATAAATAAAAAAAGACACAATATGTGCCTTATTTATTTATTTATTTATTTATTATATATTTTATTATAAATAATTAATTATTAAT